TTAATACTTCTCGTATCGTCATGGTTTGGGAGTTTAGATTAAGATTTTGGTGGATTGGCTAATTAATCGGTAATCGCCAGGGGTAACATCGTCACCCTCGTCAAAGACAAATACTTGCTCCTCAACGGTGGTATAGTCAACGCCAGGGCCGGGAAATTCGTCAACCTCGTCATGGCAATAAATGTAATTATCAACCTGGCCATCGTCATCGCAAGTGAAAACATTTTCGTTTCGCTCGTTGGTCTCAGAATCAAACCAAACATTCGTGATCGTGTAGTGGTAGGCGGTTTCTTGGTTCATTGTTTTAGGGTTTAGGTTATTACGGTCCCATAGGACCGTTTCGGCCTTGTGGCCTCGTCAGATAACCGGTGCAATCTTTTTGGCCCATTCGGGGTATTGATCGGCCCAAAGAGCGATAATTGACTCATCGTCAAACTCGTCAATAATACGGTCAATCGTTGGGGCCGAGATGTAGACCCGGTAAGGACGATCCTTTCTTTTGGTTGCGTAAACAACGGCCTCAACCGTGTCTGCATTGTCGTTTGGTAGGACAATCGGGGTTCTTTCAATTATTTTCATTGTTTTAGGGTTTAGGGTTTAGGTCAATTTACTTGCCAAACATATTGTCCGGCTTCGTCAAAGCGGGGAAATGATACCAATTTAACGCTGCTATACTTGTCGTACAGGCGGCCTTGGTATTGTTCGGCTTGGCGCATGGTCTTGAATGATTTTGTAATTGTTTTCATGATTTAGGGTTTAAGGTTAGGCAAAGTTAAATCGTCAATCGTCAAATGCACCTAAATCGTCAAATTATTTTATTATTTTTTTTATCGTCAATCGTCAATCGTCAAGGTATCGTCAACCTATCGTCAAGGTATCGTCAAGCAATCGTCAAGGTATCGTCAATCGTCAAGGCCTGGAGGGTGCGGGGGCCCAAGGGTCAAGCGGCCCAAAGGTCCAAGGCCCAAAGGTCCAAAGGTCAAGCGGTCCAGGGGTTCAAAGGTCAAGCCAGGGCCAACAATAGGGACCACAACAGGGACCGGGCCCAAAGGTATATATATAAGCCATGCAACAGCCCCACAAAAAATAAATAAAAAAATTTAAGGGTAAAGGTCGCAGCAGGTAGGGCCCGCCGTATATTTGTGTCAACAAATAACCCAAACCCCTAAACCCCTAAACCATGATTACCAAAAAGACCCAAAAACAAATGCAACAGGCCGCCGCACATATGGCCGCCGGAAACAACGAAGCAGCCCTAAACATGGTAAAAGCCATACGCCGGGCCGCATATAGTGCCGCTGATACGCTGTATTTAGATATGATAATCTCAGACCTTGAAAAACAGAAATAAACCCAAACCCCTAAACCCCAAACCATGAACAACAAACCCCAAACCCTAAACGCCATGAACTACACCCCAACCGCCGCCCGCCTTGTTTCCGAAAATTACCCGTATGGGTACACGGCCAAAACCACCAAAACCGATTGGTTAGAATTTAGCCCTAAAAAAGGTTTTCGGCATTGCAGCCAAACGATCAACCCCAAGACGGGCCGACCCAATGCCCCTAAAAAAAGCGTATATTATGATATATTATTAATGTACCGGGACGAGGCCGGCCACGTTAAGACGCAGGCCAGGGACATTAGAGATTTAAAAGAGATCAACCAGACCGCCGATTTTTTGGCCAACCCTGAGATTTTCGCTTTGTTCACCGCTCAAGAAATAGAATATATATATATTAATATGATAGCTCACAGCAAAGTGAGCGCAAAGGCCCAGGTTATTTATTGCGGCTCAGATTGGGACAAAATGAAGCCTTATTTTGCCGAACCGCTCAAGGAATTAGCCCGGGCCGCAAACACCAAAGGAACCGAAAACAGATTTAACAAAATTCGCTTTGATATTGAAGCGATCGACGCTTTGAAGGTCCCCAATTACAACCCGTTCACCGTTAAGACCTACGAGAGTCGCATAGTAAACGACCGCCTAACCTTGGTCCAGGTACCAAACCAACAATAAACCAAAACAACCCTAAACCCTAAACCCTTAAAACCCCCAAACCATGAAAAAACAAGTTTTGTCCAACGTATCCCAAGCCTTCGCAAAAATCCACCTTAGCGCAAGCAAAGACCCATTTCGTCAGGCCATGCAATATGTGGAATTTTGCACTTTGCCCGAAGGCCCCCAGGGCCCCGCCGGTTTGTATGCCGCAGCCACAGACGCCCACACCTTATTTTGGCTGAATGTATCAGAGGTCTTAAGTAACCCTGAAATATTACCCGCTGATTTTTACCTCCATGCCGACCAATACAAAAAGCTCACAGGCTCGAAGGTCCATTTAATAGGGTGCGACCAAGACACAAAGACGATCCGAACCATAGACAAGGCGGGGAATACTTTAGATGTTTTGCCGTACCTTGATTTTGAAGGAATGCGCAACACCGCGGGAAAGTACCCGCAATGGACCGTAATTTTGCCAACATCCAACGATCACCAGTTGCCAGGAGGTCAAATAGGTCTAAGCCCCAAGCTAATCGGCCGGGCCGCTCAAATAATGGAAGCGGGCCCCTGGATCTTGACCTTTAGAGAAAAACACCGGGCCGCAATTATTGAATATTGCAGCGACGAACACGGAACGGCCAGCGGGTTAATAATGCCCGTTATGATAAGCCACCCTCAAGACAGGGAAAAAGACCGCCAAGCAATTTATACCAAATTAGCCCAGGCATACGAGAAAGCGCAAGAGCGCAAGCACGCAGCCGAAGCCATGCCGGAATAAAAGAACAACAGCAGCGAAAACAAGGGGCCCAAACGGGCCCTTTTTTTGTTAAAAAAATTTACCCCAAATGGCTGCAAATCAAAAGCAAGCCCCTATATTTGTATCAACAAAACAGCCTAAGAAATGGAAACAGTCACCCTAAAGAGAACGCAAGCCGGAACCTGGATGAAAAGGTACGACAACTACGAGACCAAATTCGCCAGGATCACCAAGGCCGAAGCCCTGCAAAGCATACAAACGGCCAGAGAGACGGGCCGCATGTTTGCAGACGATAACGAGAACGACAGCAGCGGCACGCCTTTAGTGTTCGGGTACGAAAACTAAGAGAGACCAAGCGAAGCGAAAAGAGAGACCCCAAATGGGGTCTTTTTTTTTGGCCTGTAATTTGGGCGGGCTGAGAACTTGACAGGCCGAGAGGTCAGAGGGCTGAGGGTCCCACCACAGACAGACCGCCCGAAAAAACTAACTTTGGCTCAGTGATCCCCAAAAGTAGGTCCGAAAATAAGGACCCCTAATTTGGGCCGTCCTGCTTTGGGCCGGTGACCTTGACCGGTGACCTTTAGCCCGGTGACCAGGCCCGGCGCCTGGATGACATCCAAAAGAGAGGCGAAAAGAAGGGACCCCTAATTTGGGACGATAGGCCCAGGGTCTGGCCCTGTGGCTGTGGACCTGTGGCCCTGGCCCTGCAATAGGGGCGAAAAGAAAAGGCCCCAAATTGCCCAGGCCCTGCAACCTGTGGCCCTGTGGCCCGTATGCCCGGCCCGCCCGTAGTGTATAGCAAATAGGACAAACCCGCCCATTTTTGTGGACAGTGGGGCGAGTTCCCCTCCCCACATTATTTCTCACCCCTTAACACAGTTTGACAAAATGGCTAAAATCGGGTACCTTTTTGACGCTGTTTTTAGACTCTTTTTGGTGTGTAAAATGCGACTCAAACGAAAATGAGCATAAGATTTAATATAAGTGTTTATATTCTATATAGATGTCTATATGTTATATAGATGTCTATATTTAATATAGATGTCTATATAGTATATAGACACTTATATATATAGTAAGGGGTAAAAAACAAATTGCGACCTTTGTGGGAAAAAACACCTTTTTTGTGGAAAAGGGGTACCCCCCATTTTTTTTGGGCGAATTAAACTTGACTTGTGGTAATTTTGTGGGTGCATGGCAATACATGAGTTTGTAAAGAAGAAGAGGGCTGAGGTTATTGAGGAGGAGGTCTCTGAGGCCCCTGAGAGCGTTCCGAGTGCTGAACCGAAGGCAGAGATACCTGTCCTCTTAAACGCTCGTTCTACGAAGCCTAAGACGGTCACGAGGCGAGATATTCGGGACTTGCTTGATGCCGACTTGGACAGGACGATTGGCGGTGTGAAGCGGATGGATGCCTTGATTGCCCGATTGGTCACGGAGGCGATTCGTGGCAATATGCGGGCGATGGAATTGGCCTTGGCCTATTTGTATGGCAAGCCCCAGCAGCAGACCACCGCACCGAACACGGGGCCTTTTGTTCTTGAATTGACTGAACCAATTGTGGATGAAACTAACGGCGAGGCAGAGTCAGGCGTATAAGATGGCTTTGTCGGGGGAGAAGCAATTCATCCTCTTTGGCGGAGCGATCCGAGGCGGGAAGACTTACTGCCTCCTTCTAACCTTCATCTCCCTCTGCTCCAAGTACCCAGGCAGCCGGTGGGTGATTATCAGGCAGAGTATGCCCACGCTTCAGAGGACAACGCTTGTGACCTTCACCTCCCTGATGAACCAAGGCTTAGGGATGCACGTTGCCTCTTGGGACAAGCAGGCGCAGATTGTGCGGTTCACCAACGGCTCCGAGTTAATCTTTATGGGCGAGAATTACGATACCGATAAAGACTTTGACCGATTTAAGGGCTTGGAGATTAACGGCGGTGGGATTGACGAGATTAACGAGTGCCAGGAAGGACTCCTTTACAAGGTCTTGGAGCGTGCCGGTTCGTGGCTGAATTGCGAAGGCCGACCGCCCATTGTCGTGATGGCCACTTGCAACCCAAGCAATAATTGGGTGAAGGAGTTGATTTACGACAAGTGGAAGGAGAACGACCTTCCCTCCACCTGGGCCTACATCCCCTCCAAGATTACCGACAACCCCCACATCCCCGAAGATTACCTTCAATCCCTTCGGGACAATATGCCCGAATACGAGTACAAACGATTCGTGGAGGGCGATTGGGAGGTGCAGGAGAAACCCGAAAACCCATTCTTCATCTCTTACGAAGCGAAGAAGCACGAAACCCACAACGCCTCCTTCAACCCGAACCTTCCCATTTACATCTCCCTTGACTTCAACCTGCAACCCTTCTGCGGTCTGGTGGCGCAGATGTGGACGGATAGCCAAGGGGACCACGTTCACATCGTTGACGAGTTCCAGGTCACGGACGGAAGCATCCCCAAGATGGTGGACACCATTAAGGCCAAGTACGCCCCCTTCCTGTTCTCCTGCCTGCTCACGGGCGATGCAATGGGCAAGCGGGGCGATTTATCGCAGAGGGACAATGCCAACTACTACGAACAATTAGCGAGGGGCCTGGGATTGGCGCAGCGGCAGATTAAGGTCGCTCCGAACCCGAAGCACGAGAACAGCCGGGCGCAATGCAATTACCTTCTCCAATTCCACCCCGACATCAAGATAAACCCCAAGACGGCCCCCGGCGTGGCGAGGGACATGAAGATGGTGGCGTGCGATGCCGCTGGCAATATCATAAAGCGAAACCGATACATCATTACCCAACAGTCCGACTTTGCCGACTGTTTTCGGTATCTTTGCAACAGCTTCTTGAGCGAATGGTACCTTAAACACCTCAAAAAGAGCGGCTACACCCACTTTAACAACAATTTTGTCCCCGAACTTAAAACCCAACCAAGCCGAT